GTCAGCAACTGTAGAGATTACAGTTACTGTTACTGGTATCAAGGCTACCTCCCCTGAGGAAGTTGAAGATATCATTACGGACAACATCGAAGTCAGCGGCTACGACTTAGAGTTGCACGACCCAGATGTACGAGTACAAGATATCGAGCGAGAGTAACATCATCGCCAGCGCTATCTAACACATAGGCGTTTGTTCATTTCTACTATGTGTTAGACTTGGGGATGGGTGGTCCCGCCATCTGCGAACACGGGACACTAACTAAACAAGGGGATATATGCCAACAGAAATTGAAAGAGATAGATACGGACGACCATTAGTTGTCCCACCCAAAGGTGGCAAAGCAATTGCTTACACCCGCGCAACTACAATTGCTAATAGTCTTGATGATGCATCAGCATTAACAGCATGGAAGATGCGTATGGCAGCAATAGGTTTAACAAGTAGACCAGACCTACTACTAGCCATTGGTGTAGCAGCAGACGATAACAAGTTAGTTAATGCATACATCGAAGAAGCAATGGATGCAGCAGGTGCTAGCAAAGCAGCAACTATTGGCACAGCAATCCACGCACTAACAGAAAAACTAGATTTAGGTTTAGAGTTAGGTGTAATACCAGAGCAATGGTTGCCAGACATCAAAGCCTATGAACAGGCTACAAGTATTCTTACAAAGATTTATATTGAACAATTCACAGTGCTAGATAAGTTTAAGATAGCAGGCACACCAGACAGAGTTGTTGAGTATAAAGGTGAGCGGTTTATTGCCGACCTAAAGACAGGTCGCATTGACCATCCAAATAATATTGCTATGCAGTTAGCAATCTACGCCAACGGCTCGCCGTACATGATAGATACGGCGACCCGTGGCACATGGGGCGACATCAACAAAGATAAAGCAATTATAATTCATGCCCCAGCAGGGACAGGAACATGCAAACTAGTATGGATTGACATCAAAGAAGGATGGAAAGGTGTACAGTTTGCAATGAAAGTAAGACAATGGCGTGACCAAAAGGGTCTAGCCATTCCATTTGAGCAAGGAGAAGATAGTGCCTAGTACAGAAGCACCAATCAGTATCACAGTAAAAACACCAGCAGGTAGCCTAGTAACAGTCCGTGCAGAAAGCGGAGAAGAACTAGACACAATTGTTGCACATTCAATTGCAGCAATCGCATCAGCAGCACAAGAACTGGAGTCAGCAGTACGCGGTACTCCAGCCCCAACAACACAGTCAGTAGCAGCAGCGTTCAATGCCAACATCATTGAAACAGGAGCAACAGTTCCTGCCCAAGAATATACACAGCCAGCAACTATTGGTGGACGCAATTGTCCACATGGAAAGATGACTGCAATTCAAGGCATGGGTAAAGATGGTAAGCCATACAAGGGTTACTTCTGCCCAGCACCAAAGGGTGCTTTTGATAAGTGTAAGAATCAATATGTCACAGTTCAGTCACCTGATTGGAACACATTTGTTCCAGAACAGATTAAGTGAAAACTCTTAGACGCTCTATAAATAAAGCAGAGGTGGGTGGCGAACCATTGCCACCTGCCTTTGCTGCATTTGAAAGGGCTGGAATTATTCTGCGTAGAGCAGAGGTAACTGTAGTTGCAGGCACTCCAGGTGCAGGCAAGTCATCAGTTGCATTGGCTATCGCTGCGAAAACCAAACACCCTACACTTTACTTTTCAGCAGATACCAATGCACATACCATGGCTATGCGTTTGATTGCCATGAGTGGCAAGATGACACAGACAGCAGCAGAAAGCCTGCTCAAAAATAACCCAGAAAAATCACACGAAATACTACAACTAAACAACCACTTGTTCTGGTCGTTTGAATCTAGTCCTACACTCAAAGACTTAGATGATGAAGTTTCTGCTTTTGAAACTGTGTGGGGTAAGAGTCCAACGCTTATTGTTGTAGACAATCTTATGGATGTAGCAATGGATGGGTATGATGAGTTCGGTGCAATGCGTGCCGTTATGAAAGAACTTAAGTACCTAGCCAGAGATACAAACGCAGCAGTCTTAGTACTGCACCACACTAAAGAAGGGTTTGATGGTTATCCTTGCCAGCCACGTAGTGCAGTGCAGGGTATGGTCAATCAGATTCCAGCAATGGTTCTTACTATTGGTCAAATGAAACAGGGAGATGACACATACTTATGTGTAGCCCCAGTTAAAAACAGATACGGACGGGCTGACCAAACAGGTAGCAACTATGTTACTCTGTCATTTAATCCTGAGTCTATGTACTTAGAAGATGTAGCAGTTAAGTATCAACAAGAAGGGATAACAGTATAATGCCAAAGTATGAAATCATTTATGAAAAAAATAAAGTAAAAGTTATTCGTGCATCTAACATTGATATTGCACGTATTCGTGCAGAAAAAGGTGAAAGCAACGGATGGACTATTGCTATTATTACGGAGCAAAATAAAGAATGAGCACAGCAGCCAAGCGTAAAGGCAGCAAAGCAGAAGCAGATGCTGTTAAATGGTTGAAGGCTAATGGCTTTCCATATGCAGACCGCAGAATCGCAGGAGCACAACTAGACAAAGGTGATATCAGCGGTGTGAATGGAGTAACCATCGAGGTTAAAAACCACGTCCGCATGGACTTGAGCGCTTGGGTCAAAGAGTTAGAAATAGAAATTAAAAACGATAATGCGTGGACTGGGACAGTTCTGCACAAACGGAAAGGTAAGTCAGATGTTGGCGAGTGGTATTGCACAATGCCAGCCAACATTTGGCTTGCCCTAATCAGAAAGGCAATGGGTGAAGCATAGTATCGCGGACTACTTAAGGTATATAGGCGCAGCCGTTCCTGCTGAGGGACACGGCTGGCGCAAAATGAAGTGTCCATTTCATAGTGACAGTCATGCATCAGCAGGTATCAACTTTGAAGAAGAAAGATTCAAGTGTCATGGTTGTGGTGTTGGTGGAGACGTATACGATTTAATTATTCAAAGGGAGGGAGGTACATATCGTGAGGCTATCGAGTTCGCACAGACAATTTCTCTTGCAGGCGACGCACCAGTACGCAAGTCAAATTCATCTAGCAACAGAGTATCTGTCAACACGCAATCTATCGGTCGCAGAGGCGCAACGCTTTCATCTTGGAGTGGTAAAGGACGCTCTTCCAGGTCATGAACAATACATAGGCAGACTAGCAATACCATACATAACACCATCAGGTGTAGTTGATATTAGATTCAGAGCAATAGGTAATGCTGACCCAAAGTATATGGGCATGCCAGGTGCTAAAACCAGCATGTTCAATGCACAAGTAGTTCTTACTGCATCAGATTATATTTGTGTGACAGAAGGAGAAATAGATTGCATTACCATGAGTGTAAAGACTAATCATCCATCAATAGGTATTCCAGGAGCCAACAACTGGAAACCATTTTACTCTAAAATATTAGATGACTTTGATACAGTAATTGTATTAGCAGATGGTGATACAGCAGGTATGGATTTTGGCAAGAAGGTTAGCCGAGAGTTAAGTAATGTTAATATAGTACAAATGCCAGAGGGGCATGATGTTAATAGCATAGTAATGCTAGAAGGAGCGGAGTTTATAAATGAACGAGTCCGAAAATGCCTTTCTGAATAACAACGAAGAAGTCTGGGATTTTATTAAAGAACACCCCAGATACTTAGGAATACCAATCTCCAGTAACAAGGGACTAGACATACTCAATGCACTCAGAGATGTATGGCTAGCAAATAAAGTAAGCCAAGAAAAAGCAAACAACATGTTGACCATGCTGGCAGCAGTACTAGTATCAGCAGAGGCAGGACATGGAGATGAGATAGTAGAAGAAGTATTAGTACAAGAAGCAATGATGGACTTTGAAGAAGAGGCTAAGGAGATACTTGATGAAAGACCTGAATAATTTTGAAGATATCTTGAATGAACTACGAATAATTATGATACGTAAACATCAAGACTACGGCCCATTTAACATAGCCAATGCTCCAGGCGGTGCAATGAACGGGCTACTTGTGCGGATGCATGACAAGATGGCACGATTGGAAAATCTTTACTACAAAAAAAGCGACACGCCCAATTATGAAAGTATTGAAGATACCTTTATTGACCTAGCCAACTATGCAATAATCGGACTATTGGTGCAAAGGCGACAATGGGAAGGCGTAACAGAGGGATAACGTGGAGTACTTAGAAGAGTATGAGCAGATGGTTGTGGCTATTGCTGCCGAATACCAGCGCAAATACCCCATGACTGACCAGCAAGACATACAGCAGGTGCTGTGGATATGGTTTGTTAGTCACCCACAAAAGTACAAAGAGTGGTCAGCCTTGCCACAAAAGGACAAAGACAAACTCATAGCCAAGTCTCTTCGTAATAAAGCAATTACTTATTGTGAACGCGAAAAGGCACGGACGGTTGGCTATGAGTTGCTTGACCTTTACTACTACGATGCATCAGTTATCGAAGCCTTCTTGCCTTCCATTATTGCTGAGTCGTATGAGATTCCAACTAAGATTAAAGACCTTAACTTTAAGTTTAACAAATCAGAAACAGCCAACGATGGCAACAACTGGCTAGTACTCAGGTCTGATATTGCAGCAGCATATTACAAACTGTCAGAAGCAAAACAGTTTATCCTCAAGGTTAGGTTTACAGTAGACAATGTCGAGTGGAGTGAGACTGCCAAAGAATTAAACACAACACCAGATGGTGCACGTATGAAGGTGCAAAGAAGTATCGCATCTCTTATTAGAAATCTTGGTGGATGGAAACCTCAATCTGATGAAGACCTAACAGAGGTAGATGATGAACGAGGAGAATGATGTTGTCAAAGAAATCAGAGAGTTACTACACCCAACGGATTACTCACGTGCTATGGACCTGCGAGGAGAACCTATTGGAGATGTTTGCGTATGTGGAGGGGATGTATTTCATGCGCTTGTTGCATTTGACCAAGGTGAACTATGCTTTTATTTCCTTGATGGAGAGTGCGTTA